ACCGGATGCCCGCGCGATTTTTTCCCCCCCTACGTGGCGCTCTGGAGGTCGTTCGATCCGATCGAACGTGTCCCCACTGGTGTTCTCTCTCCCCTGGTGTCCGTTGGATTTCCTCTACGCCAAATCAGTTGAGCGCGTTTTTGACGTCCGCCAAATGAGTTCAGCGCATTTTTTGAGTTCCGCCTATTGGATGCTGACACGTCGCATCCTATCTATGTAGACGCGCGCTCAACTGTTAGATATTGTCAGTTCGCGATATCAGCTGTAGACCGTTGGATAAATCTGACATGCAATCCAGCTGGATTGTATATTGGAACTTGAATTATTTGGGCGCGACTGACAGAAGACGGCCCCATTGTACAACTCCGTTAGCCAATCGAACAGCTACTTCGGTGACAAGATAAATAATTGATTGACCAGGAATTTAATATTTAAATTCCGTCTGTGAGGACTTATTACCACGTCTATTTACATCAGCAACAACTGTTAACAAATTTTTGTGCATAATTAACTCAGCATGTATCCTGTTAAGTATAGACGTGGCTGGTCGACTACTCAACGACGAAGTTATCGACGGGCTCCTGTGTTCAAGCGGAATGCCGTTAAACGTGCAGATTGGATACGTCGACCGAGTAATTCAATGAAGGCCCATGACGAGCCCAAGATGACAGCCCAGCGGATACATGAGAACCAGTTTGGCCCAGAATTCATGATGGTTCAGAATACAGCAATTTCTACTTACATATCCTTTCCCAATCTTGGTAAGACAGAACCGAACCGGTCTAGGTCATATATTAAGCTAAAACGACTTCGTTTTAAAGGGACTGTCAAGATAGAACGTGTTCAGCCAGATGTCAACATGGACGGTTCGGTCTCGAAAACCGAAGGTGTGTTCTCTCTCGTAGTGGTTGTGGATCGTAAGCCTCATTTGGGCCCTTCTGGATGTTTGCACACCTTTGACGAGCTCTTCGGTGCAAGGATCCACAGCCATGGGAACCTATCTATTACTCCTTCATTGAAGGACCGGTACTACATACGTCATGTGACCAAACATGTACTCTCGGCGGAAAAGGACACCATGATGGTCAACCTCGAAGGGACGACATTCCTATCTAACAGGCGTGTTAGCTGTTGGGCCGGTTTTAAGGATCATGATCATGATTCATGTAATGGGGTTTATGCTAACATAAGCAAGAACGCCCTGTTAGTTTATTACTGTTGGATGTCGGATATTATGTCCAAGGCATCGACATTTGTATCATATGATCTGGATTATGTTGGTTGATCAGGAATAATAATTCATTAATTATTATAAGTTAACAGGGAATTTACAATAACCATACATTTAATTTAAAGACTTGGCCTGCGAAGGCACACAGTTACTGTTAATGCACTCCTGGACCGTGTTCCTCAGCAGTTCGTTTAATTGTCCCAGAGACATCGTAATGTTGGACTGGGCTCTCTGGGCCCCCACGATGGAAGCCGATTCGCCTGGGTCCAACATTGTTGTACCCAGTCTGTTCAGCTCCCTGTATGGATGCGATGTCTCTACTATATCGGACTCCGCATCCGATGGATTGGCACCTACAGTGCTCCTGACAGCCCACGACTCTCCTGGCCTAAGTTGTATTGGGCTGCGAAGCCCAATTGTTGAGGCGGATGCGGATCGGACTGGTTTCCTCTCCCATCTTCCGTATCCCACGTGGCAGAAATCGACATCCTTGTCGGTAAACTGTTTGGACAGGATCTTGACCGTCGGAGCCCTGAAAGGAATATCCACGGAGTGTTTAGCCGTCGACAGCTTCAGTTTACCTTTGAATTTTGCGAAGTGGGTCCTCTGATGGACGTTCGTGTCGCAAACTCTGTAGTACAGCTTCCATGGAATTGGGTCTTTGAGGGAGAAGAAGGAAGATGAAAAGTAGTGGAGATCGATGTTACACCTGATCGGGAAAGTCCACGACGCCTGTAACGACTCATTGTCCGTCATCCTCTTGTCGTGAATCTCCACTACCACCGCCCCAGTGGCGTTAATCGGAACCTGCTGCCTGTACTCTATGACGCAGTGGTCTATTTTCATACATCTACGACTGAGTCTGGCACTTATCTGGGAGGCGGTGGACGGAAACTGCAGTACGATCTCAGTTAGGTCATGAGACAGCTGGTACTCGTCCCTTTGCGACTCTATATAATTGAAGGCGTTCGGAGGATTAGCTAACTGAGATTCCATTGTTTCTGTTTGGTCGCGCAGCGACAGCGATCGACTAAATTGAACAGGAGAAGAGAACAGCTGCGACAGCGAGAAGGATTTAATGTTAACAGAAAGAGTAAAGTAAAGGAGATCGTACAGATTAGGATGATAATTAGGACAATTAAACAAGTTTAATGGCTTATAAGGATAAGAAAAGGAAAAGTTTAGAGAAGAATTAGGGATTTACGTTTCGGAGGAAAGAGTAAAGTTGGGGTTCTGACACTCATAGGGAAGTTAATTGGGAGTTATATTTATAGCTAAACCCGGAAAGGGTTTGATGGCATTTTTGTAATAAGAAGGGTGTACCCCGATTGAGAGCCTCTTCAAAACTCATATGAATCGGTGTATGGTGTACAATATATAGTAAGAAGTTCCTAAGGGCTAGGTACAACGTGGCGGCCATCCGTCTAATATT